CTTCTCCTAAGAAAAAGAGGATCGGCCAAGATTGACCGACCCTCTCATTTTACCCCAGCTAACTGAGAATCCCCAGTTCACTGATATTGCTACGAAATGGTAGCAACGGTTACAGAGGCACTGCCAGCGGTAACCTGGGTACGCACGAAGTGAATCGTGCTGGTAGCCGTGTCTGTATCGTAATACAGCAAGGCATCGCCAGCCTTCATGCCCAGGGCATCGCCGTTAGTGAAATAGTCATTCGCATCGACATCGGTATGGGCATCGGTGTCCGAATAAATCCAGATACCAGGACCATCACCAACGCCAGCTACAACAAGCTTGGGGGGGTTTGCAACATCATATGCCATGATCAGTTACCTCGGTTTAAGTGGCAGCGAATGCTGAACCATCGTGGTGGATTGTCACGATTCCGGTATTCTGGAGAATCTGTGAGCCCATGTAGATGCTGGTGCGAGCATACGAGTAGTCCTGCTCCTCATCGTAACCAACCCGACTTTCGATTCCGCTGGAATCATAAGCATGGCCGATTGCCGATTTGTGGAAGCAGAAGCACTCTTCAGTTGCGGTTCCAACACCGGGAAGGTTCGGATGAACGATCCAGGTCATGCCCAGCCAGTGGTACGGACGGGGCTTGTCACGCCATGCCGGGTCGGCATTGCGCATGGGGCCACCATCGATGTACTCGCGAGAAGAAAACTCTTTCGTTTCCATCATGTAGGCTTCATACGCCGGGGTAACCAACATACAAATGTTGTCATCCCACGGCACTTCGGCCACACCCAGGATCGTCTTGGCTCGCAGGGTCAGACCCAGTGAAGCGGTGACGTAAGCAGCACCAGCATACTGAGTGCCGGTATCCAGTTCGGTGATGATGTCGCTGTCAATCTTGCGATTCACAACGCCCATGCTGGTCTGCTGCATGATTGCTCGCTGGTTACCCTGCGAAGCAAATACGTTGAAATCAGTCTTGCGCACCAGGTCATGCCATTCGACCAGGGTTGCACTCAACTGAGCGTTGTTATCGGCACGAGCGGGAATCAGCCCGTTCACGCCGCGAGTTACTGCGGTAGCAGAACCCGAGTCGGCAACCAAGAAGGTTGCGGTGTTGCCCTTGATGACAGCTTCAGTGGTGACGTAATCACGCACCAGAGACTGACGAGCCTCAAAACCGGCGATAAACTCGTCCCGGTATTGTGTTTGAAATGCTGTTTCGGCCATTTGGGTATCCCCCAGTAGAAAGAAGTGAAACGGTTAGTTTCCACTGCGCTCTGGGTTATCCTGTCGTGACCTTGTCGGGTTGTCCCTGAGTGGGAGCCGATCCGGTTACGGCTTGGGGCCGAGTTCCGTGGTAGTCGTTTTCAAAAAGGTCCGAGCCAGTTGGGTTATCGGACTGTTACATATTTTAGGCGTGACCTTGGTGTGTGTCAAACACACGCTAGGGGCTCTGCTGACGCATCCCCACAATGCGCCATGACAGAGCCCCTGCCATGATCAAGCCACCTTGCCGCTCTTCTTCGCTACCCAGTCGAGCAAGTCTCTGTATTCCTTCTGGACTGCCTCATCTTTAAAGTAAGCCGTGGGGTTCTCCTGCATCTGCTTTTTGATCTCAACGAGCCTGTCCTGCGCTCCCTGTGCAGGGTTAGAGGTGTTGGTGGGCATCAGCGTTGCCGGGCCATTGATCTCCCTGGATAGCTGGGAGAACGCCTTCAGAATCTCGGGGTTGTTCATCAGTGCAGCCCCGTCAGGGCCGCGAGCATTGAGGATGGCATCCGCTGATTCACCGAAGGTTCCGGTGACCAGGGTCTTCACCAGGTTCATGTTCGCCCGGTAGTCTCCACCCCACTCATCGCGCAGGACCGTGGCAGTCTCGTCCATCATTTCCTGATCACGCTGCTGCGTCAGGTCTTGCTGCTTCTCGGCGAAGTCGTTGTACCAAGCCACGGCTTTCTGGGCCACCGCTGGCGGCGCATCGATGGAGTGCAGGGCTCCCATAAAGTCTTCCATGATCTCCCGGTCATCATCGCCAACAACCAGCCCATCGGGCAGATTCTCCAGATAGCCTTTCGGATCGGCAGGAATGCCAAGCGACTCACGGTATGCAGCCTTGTCCTCGTCCGAGGCATCCTCTGCCAGCGGCTTGCTTGCCTGGCCCTTGCTGATCTTCTCCTGCGCTTCCCAGTAGCTCTTGCCAAAATCCTGCTTGGTCGCAAACCTGGAGAGTTTATTCTGTAGTTTCTCGTCATCCCCGGCAAACTCAGTTCGCCAGTCGGCACGAGAAGTTTCCAGATACGCCTTGCCCAGATCAGCGGGAGTCTCAAAGCCCTTCAGGGATTCCATTGCCTCGGAGTCATCCCCAGCGATCTCTGCTCGCCAATCGGTTGCGTCATCTACTACGTTTTCGCTCATTTCTCTTCTCCAAGTTTTCGTGCCGATACTTTATCGGACTGGGTTTTTGTCGGGGCATTCTTCAGTAGCCATATCAAGTCCTGGCCCACCCGCTGCTTGCCGAGGGCGAAGTCGGTATCCCTGGCTGATCGTGGTCGGTAGGCAAGGTCATAGGTTCCGCAGACAGTGTGAACGATAAACTCAATCGCTCGTTTCTGCTGCTCTTCGGTAGCGGTTCCAACGGATACGGCTCTCAAGGCCCAAGCATCAGCGTCCGTGTAATCTGGACGCTGTACCGGGTTAACCTTCGGGGCTACTTCTTTCTTACTGCTCCGTAGCATCCCTCATTTCCTTGGCGGCAGAGCCAGCCTGTTCAGCCATAGCCATCGCTTCCTTCGCTTCTGCCATCTGCTGCTGCTCTGCCACGATCTCCTGCACCGCTTCCATGCTGCGAATCCAGTCTGCTTCGGCTCCGATACCATCCAGGGCATCACGCAACGCCTTATGGATATCCATCGTGACCACAGTGGACGGGTCGAGTGACATCGCGTTGGCAATCAATTGCGAAGACGCAAGGAAGGTCGAGGCTTGTTTACGCTCAATGGCATCATGCAAGGGACTGATGAATTTAAACTCGACATCCCGGCCCTGAAGCTCTTCAGGAATCTCCTGCACGGGTCCGAACACACCGGCCCGGAGCAGTACCGAGAATGTGTCCTCGCAGATACCACCGTTATACTGGGTTTCCATCGGCTCAAACAGCGGCAGGGCTGATCGGATATATTCCTCTACCCGCTGTCCTACCTCGTAGGCAGTCATCTCGGCAGTGGGCGGTGGAAGGGTCAATTTATTGATGTAGAAGGCCGCTGCCAGCATCTCCTTCTGATCCTGAGCGAACTCAATGCCGAAGGGAATGCCAGACTTGTCCTGGCTGATCGGACGCAGGACATCGCCCTTGCGCTCATCGTATTCAATGTCAGCGTAGGTTATACCGCCGGGGAACCAGTTGATGTCGCTGCGTATGGCTTCTTGCGTGGCAATGACAGGGGGGCGCACTGCGAACTCCCCGGCTTCCAGCAAAGTAAGGCTCATCGCCTGAAGTAATCTCGCATCGGGTAGCCCAGCCACGGTTGCTGGCGAGAACGCATACTGTGACCCGCTGACTGTCTGCCAGCGAGGAATGGTAAAGCCGTGGCTCCATACATACTCCTCGCGCATCATGTGGTTGTTCTCGCAATCCAGATACAAGACCACCCAGGGCATCTTGTTCTTGTTCCACTCTTCTGACTTCATCACAGTTCGCCGACACCGAACCTTCCGCGCTCCCGCTCCTTCCTTGCGATCCTTCAGGGTCTTGTGGACGTTATCCCCGAACATTCCCTTGAGCATGGAGACAGTCGGATTCCAGTTCACATGAATCTCGGAGACTGTCCCGGTGAAGTCTTCCTGCCAGGCCACATCCCGCAGATGCCAGCAGCGATACAACAGGTGCGGCTGGGGTGCATTCCAGTTGACCTCCCTGGATATCACAGCCTGACCGAAGGCAGCGAAGTCGCCATCGCCCTCGGTAGTCGCCCGAATAAACTGGCTCTTGGTGTCGTACATCGCCAGCCGTTGACGCTTGCCAGCCATCTCCAGCCACTGCTTGGCCGGCTGACTTAGTTCCTCTGCATCATGCACGGAAATCTCAAACCACTCCTTGGCCCGTGGGCGCAGCATGGCAGCGAAACTGGTAGACAGTTCACGATGCACAAGCATGGGGTAGGACGAGTACAGGTTGGCAGCGAAGTCCTCACCCAGGTATCGACTGGTCGTGAAGTCGGCTCGCTGTGGATAGAAGTTCCTGGCTATATCCTGCCACAACTCAAGCAGGGAGCCTCGGGCCTTGAACAGCGCATCTCCCCGGCTGATCGCGGATTTGATGTCCGACATTAGAGCGAACTCAGGTTGCTTCTAACACCGCGCCGCTTCTTTTTCTTTGCTCCACCAAGACCAGCCACCGCTGGTTCAGTTGCCGGTGCTGCCGGGGTTGCCGGTGTTGCCGACCCTCCACCTTTCCCACCCTTGTTTAGCATTCTCGACATAAGTGATACCCAGCCGCCCGTTCCGCTCCTCATTGCACCCATGCTAAATTCCTCCCAGTGGAGTCACTGCCGTCCCAGGCTTGCGGTTAACCGCTTGAAGTCGCTGCAGTTCGGGACTGCCCTTCGCTAGTTCAGCGGCTTGTTCTGCGGCTTTCTTCTTCTTCTTGTCCTTGGTCATCTTAATGTCCGCCATGCCGGGGTCCAGATTCCAGTGAGTAAAAGTCTTGATACTGTCTTTTAGCTTCCCCATGATTTTCCCCTCGCAACCCTATTCAGGGCCAAGCTAATTTTTACTGAGATAAAAGAGTAGACGTTCTACCACCGGCCCGCTTGGACTGCTTGCGCCTGGCATCACGCTTGACCGCTTCCGGGTCAGGCATCATCAGGGTGGGCTTCGGCGGGTCTTTCTTCTTGTCCGTAGGGTCATAGAGCCCAAGGGTTGACCACTTAACTGCTTTCTTTGAAATGTCGCCCATTACCTGGACCTCCGCTTTCCCATGTTGATCGTTGGCGCAGATTTGCGCTTGCTGCGTATTTTACCTGTGCGTTGGTCATCACGCCATTCTGCTGCATGAGTGATCGCCTTCGGCCCAGCCGTCCATGCCATGATCACCGCATCTCCTCGGTCAGGGGATCGGCCCAGCTTCTCCACCACCTTCTTCTTGCTCAGTGCCTGAATGCCACGGGGAGTTAGCTCCCAGGTCACCGCCGCAAGATCGGACATAAGCTTGGGATCATCGGGCAGGGAGATGGGAGAGCCGCCGGGCTGACCAGGGTCCAGGGCTTCTCGGAATCGCCAGTAGGCTTCCGTTCTCAGGTTGGTGAAGCGTAGCTGATTGTCCTCGGTGCGGCGTATAGATGGGTCCATGCCGCGATACGCTCTGACCTCAACCTCATTGTTCTGCAAGTGAGCAAATGCTTGCCCTCCCGTGCCTTCGCCTACATCGATGACCACCACAGCCTGGTGCTGCCGGTGCTTGATCACGAGTGCTGCGACATCGGTTCCATGTGGTGTGGTCTTCCCTGGAACGCCGATCAGTTCGGGGTAGTAGCCATCGTAACGGGTAGCCACCACAGTTTCATCGCTGGACCTGGCAACGTCCACGCCCATGCCGCACATGGGGATTCCCTGTGGCGGATAGGGTAACCACCGGCTCTGGGCTTCCTGAATCCACGAGGTCGGGATCATCTGGTTGGAGTCATCCATCCGAGCGGCCATGAAGTTGCCGTCCCTGATGGCAGAACGCATAGGTTCAGGCAGACCGTCCAGCTTGGCTCCGTATCCCGAATCCCGCAAAAACGGGTTATCGGACAGCGATCCAGGGATGAAGGTTCGGGATAAGGGCTCAAGCTCTTCACCGTCCACGTTCACCACGGTGCGCCCAAACTTGTCACTGGCTTTGCTGGGGTAGAAGGTATCCGGGTCAACCTCCAAGTCCTTGCTGCCCTCGTCAGCCGTGCCGACAGTAACGAACCATCGAAGCTCGCCATGCTTGGCCGGGTTCTCGTGCCGGGGGTCCAGCCAGGGAGCAAACATTTCAATGATCCACGTTCCCTGCGAGCCCACAGGTGGATTGGATGCCAGGATCACTCGCTTGCGCTGCCCATCAGGCCCACGGTTCCAGCCGATCAGGAAGTCCACCTGGGACCGGGCAAGCTGCACCACCTCATCGATGCCGATCAGGTCATGGGGATGTCCCTGCCAATGCTGTTCATCGCCAAGGTTCGCCACGCCACCGAAGTCAATGATGCGGCTCTCTGCATTGGTGAGCCGGGGTGGAGGGCTACCATTGAAGCCCACCCGGTCTACGTTCAGTTCCTTGGCCCGATCTATCAGGGCTCCAAGGTCGGTGTAGTGCTTGCGGATGAGCAAGCTACGTTGATGTTCTGTCGAGGCAATGCCCACAAGGAGGTCAGATTTGCCGCTGCCGCCCGATCCACCGTACAGCAATACATCGGCAGGGCTCATCACAGCATCGTACTGTGGGCCTACGGTGGGAATCCATCTCATGTCTTTTGTGCGGGAAAGCACCAGGTCGGTCAGTTCCTGCTTGGCATTGGGCTCCATCGCCTCGTAACGCTCAAGCATCTGATCCAGTAGTGATGCGCTATCGGCCACGAGTACCCATCACCACAAGGATCACGATCATGGCTATCCAAGCTGCCGCCCCATAGCTCAGCATGATCTTGCCCAAGTTCCGTTCAGCCCAGAGCATCAGGTTATCCAGTTGCGAAATCTCTTTCATGGCTTCACCCTCTTAAACTCCACCGAGTATTCGGGCGGCGCGCTATCGTCATCAAGACGGGTTTCTGTGATTATCACCGAGTACTCAGGGACTGGTTCGCCGAGGTAAAGGGCATCAAAGTCCTCGCTCCACGCTGTCACCTCCCATGTATCTGCGTAATACATAGCCTCAACCCGCACTGGGATACACCGGGCATAGATAGCTTGCAGGACGGCAGGGTTTTCCTCGGTCATTGAAATTTCAAGCCTACCGAATCGCCGTTCTCTCCGTATTGACCTCATGGCTTCACCACCGCTGCACCGCAGTTGCGGTGAAAACCACCGCAGTTGCGGTGAAAGTTGAACGGATCGGGCCTATCATTTTAGCGGCAGCGTCCACAGTTAGCATCCTATTTGGAGCGAGACAGTTAGCGTCCTATTTGTCCTGCCCTGGGTAAAAAAAGGGGGTCCGAAGACCCCCAAAGCCTTGAGGGATTAAGCGTTGGTAAGTGCTGCGCTGGTGATGACCCGGCCATTGGGCAGGATCAGGTTCAGGAACGCCGCCTCGGTTCCGGTGTCGGTCCAGGTCAGGTCGATGTCGCCATCAGCCTCGGAGGTCAGCAGGAACAGCTTCTTGGCAATAACGGCGAGCAATGCGCCATCCGTTCCAATGGCAATGCCTGTGCTGCCGCCAGTCGTAACGAATGCGGTTCGTGCAGCGGTGGTGGTCAGGAACGCCCAGATCGGCTCTGCCGTGGCGATATCGTTGCCGTTGGCATCCTTTAGCTGGATCGTGATCGCCCTGGCGTTGGCGGATTCATCACCTACCGTGATGGTTGCATCCGCACAAATCGGGGTAACGTCCACTTGGGATGCTCCGCCGACCAGGTTTCCAGTAGGCTGGCTAATGCCCAACATTCTGCCGTGTAAACTTGTAAATACGCTCATAGTTACTTCCTCTGCTGTTGCTGTTGCTTGAGGTCTATCAACCTATTCCCCGGTTGACTTGGGGTCTTCTAAACCGTTCTGAAGCAGGAAAAGGGCTCGCCGGGCGATCTCCTTGTTCGATATTTCAGTGACTTCGATGGGGCCGTCATCGGCGCCGGTCACCTGAATCGCCGCCCTATCCCCGTACTTCCTAGCCGCCAGCTTGGACAGCAGCCACTTCCGGGTATCAATTCTAAGGCGTGAGCGTTGGATGTGTTCGCCATTTACCGATTCGGTTCCATTGCGTTCCATCCAGTCATTGGTCCCATCATCCGCTATATCCAGTTGCTCTTCGGCCCAGTAGTCATGGAGTAGCTCCCTGGATTCCATGTAATTGTCCCGAAAGTCTTTTTTGTTTTTGTCGTTCACCCATCTCATCACCATTGATCTTGAAGGCATTTTTGGATCGCGGGTTATTTGGAGCAGGGATTCGCCCTTACACATCCGTTCACATATGGTTTTGCCAATAGCGGTTGTGTAGCCAGTGGGTCTTCCCATGACTTTTGGTTGTTTCTTTGGCTTGGCCTTGAGGGCTTTGGGTTTGGCTTTAGCTTTTGGCATCGTTAGCCTCTTCAACCCAGGCGTCTGTTCTCTGCCTGACCTCAGTAGCGGTTATGGGGGGTTTCGGAACTTCGTGTCGCCGACCACAGGCATTGCAAGTATGCACCCAGGCACTCTTAGTTTCGTGGTTCCTGGTTTGTCCTCCGCAGTTGCAGTTCATTAGCGTTCCCCTTGGTGTGGCCCACGCACGTTCTTGTGCCGGGGGTGTACGGACTTCTTGTGCTTTAGCTCACGGGATTCCTTCATCTTGACCTTACGCAGCTTGGGCTTCACTCCCCCAGCCAGGTCCATCTGCATCGATAGCCAGTCTTTCATGCCGCCTCGTCTTTTACCCATTTATCGTTGATCAGTCTTTCAAGAGTTTTGTGGACGGGGCAAATTCTGACGATCACTCCACAGATAACGGTGCATTGGGGCTTGGTAAACTTTGCCTTGCCCCAGTTACTAGTCTGTACTTCCGTCAGTTTGCATTGCCCGTTCATCTCTCTTCTTCGAGTTAAAAGCTAGGGATATTCTACGCTTATCTACCAAAAGGCTCAATTTACGATGCGCCTGGCGTAAAGCACCCCATCCTTCTCCATGTATTTGAACTCGTCCTCCTGGGATGGGCCGGGGCAGTCACAGTCTGCGTAGTGGTCTTCACAATTGAGACAGACAGGCTCCCCACACTCTTCACAAGCCAGGCAATCTGAGGCAAATATCACCCGTGTCCATCGCTCCATGCTCATACCTTGCCCCCCTTGTCGGGACCAAAATTATCCACCAACGCAAAACTACCCCGGTTAGTACAGGCATACTCATCATTGACATCGATGGGCAACCCGCTTTGCTTTGCTTCCTCTATCGTTCTGAACACCGTGGCACTCTTGAGCCCGTACTCTTCAATGAGGTGGTCCTGCCTTCCGCCCCTGGATGCTTGCATGAGCAAATTATCTGGGATCAGGTCCAACCGATTTACCCAGAACTGTACCGATTTGGTGAACGCCCAGAAAAGTATGTCCTGA